ATGCGTAACGGCATGCTCATCGCAAAACTGGCCGTAGTGGGTCCAGAAAAGAAGGCGGCGACACTGACGCTACACCCTGGTCTGAATGTAATCATCGGGCCATCCAACGTGGGAAAGAGTTACGTATACGATCTTATCGACTACATGCTTACCTCCTCGGACCCACCAAAGGACGTGCCTGAAGCGGAAGGATACACCACGGCTCAGATGGAGGCCATCGGCGTCACAGGCGACCTATTCTCTTTCCATCGCGACTTAGCAACGGGGAATATTACGATGTTCCCTGGCTCACTTGAGAACGCCGTTAATCAAGCGGGGACACCACTGAACCAGCATTTTCAAGGCAAGAGGAAAAACACTGCCTCTGAGTTCTTGCTGGGGCAAATGGGGATACCCGCCGCGAAATTACGGTCTACGATGTACAACCAGACTCAGGCATTGTCAGTTCGAATAATGTCCTGGGCTGCTATGGTTAAAGAAACGCGTATCATTAACGAATGGCCTCCCTTAGTTAGTGAGCAATACGATCAAGCGATCCTGAGTCGCTCTCTCTTTGAATTTCTGCTTTCAGGTCGAGATGGCAGTAGCCTGAAAGCAATTCCTACTCTCGACAAACAAACGGCGGCGTGGGGCGCAAAGACCACTCTATATGACCAGTTAATTGCAGAGATTGAGGAAGGTATCAAGGAGAAAAGGGAGAGAATAACTGTCGATTTATCGGAACTGGAAAATTTTGATGAACGTCTCCGAAATCTCCGTGAGAGGATCGGCACACAAGAACAGTCGATAGAACGGATATTCAGTGCGAAATCCGAACTTGTGGATCAGGTTGAGGAAACAGAATTACGACGCCACGGCCTAACTCAACTCATCGGGCGATTTCAACTCCTTGAAAAGCAGTATGAGTCGGACCTGGAACGTCTCAAATTCATTGCGGAAGGTGAATACCTGTTTGGGCAGTTAAATGAGGTTATGTGCCCTCTCTGTAATCGTCCCGTTGCTGCTCATGATCTGCGCCAAGCATGTACGGGAAAGGATGAGGAAATTGCTCACATAACACAAGCAGCGCAGCGTGAGGCAGAGAAGATAACACGCCATTTGATTGACCTCAAATCGACTATCGAGGCTCTTTCTCGCGAACGGGAGGAGAAGGAGGAATTCCTCTCCTATCTATCAGGCAAGTTAAGCGAATTGGATCGAGAACTCCAGTCCGATTTACAGCCGTCGTTTGAGTTATGGAGTAATCGCCTTGACGAACTGATCCAGCAGCGAGAGATGGTTCTGACAATGGAATCAGAGCGAAAGCGGCTGGATATCTTCAAAGCCGCACGTGAGGAATTAGGCAGTAAGCCAAAGAAGTCAGATATACCCAACCCTCGGTTTGCTGGAGACATATCAATAGAACAAGCCCAGTTTGCTGGATGCATAAAGGAGGTTCTGGAGGGCTGGAATATCAAGGTCAGGGGCAACATCACGTTTGACAATGATCTGGATATGATCGTTAACGGCAAGGCCCGAAAAGTCCAGGGGAAGGGCATCAGAGCATTATTTCACTCTGCTTATTCCATAGGTTTACTACGTTACTGTATTCGCAATAAAAAACCACATCCTGGATTCGTTGTGCTTGACTCTCCAATTCATTCACTTCAAGTTGCTACATCTAAACAAAGTGAAATACCTGCGGACATAAAAGATCGGTTTTATCGCTACCTCTCCCACCCTGTCGCCGATGAACAAATCATCATTCTGGAGAATGACGATGTGCCAGATGACCTGAGAGGAAAACTGAACCGCGTCGATTTCTACGGCAATGCCGCTGAAGGCCGTGAAGGATTCTTCCCTGAACCCTAAGCGGAGGGGAGTCCTAATTAGGACTCCCTTATCTTCGTCTCCAACCTCTCTGTTGACTCTCTGAGGCTCTTCAGCGGCGACTTCGGTTCCTCGACCTCTTCTTCCAGTCCGTCAACCATTCTGGCAATCCGCGCCTCAAGATTGTCAAAGGCCGCCTCGGCTGTTTCCCTCTGCTCGGCTGGCAAATGCGCGGCTGTCGCCAGCATCAGGAACCCCGTTTGGTTCTCCAGGCGGCCTGTTCGTGTGTCCTGATGATCGTTTTGTAGTCGCACCCAGGCGACCAGATTATCCAGCCTTCGATTGATCTTCACGGCGGCAACTCCTACGGCTGCCAGCCCCGCAATTGCGATGATTCCGAATACCCTCATTGATCTCCTTTTGGCCCCTAACGGGCCTTTTCATCTCTCTGCCTTCGTAGTCTCTGCGGCAGCGTAACCATTCCAGGTCATGGCCTTAATGAGGTCCTTCTTAACCTCGTAAGTCGTATCACTCTTGCTCCCGAGCGGACGAATTACGAAGGTGTCATTCCTCTCATACCAGACCTCCAGGGGCACTGATATCGTGGCCGTATTTTCCGTCTCTACGTCAGTGCCCGACTTAGTAGCCTTCTGCGTAGGAGGTTCTAATGCCGTGCGGATCACCTTCGGAAGGGCCTTCATGTCCATCGCGAAATAGGCGATCCGTGGCCGCATACCGCCCAACTCCTGCGGTAGTTGAGGATAGACAACCTGCGCCCAACTCATCAGAAGTACAATGGCGACCAGGAACGGGATGGCCGTTAATGACGCACTGACCTGACCCGCATAAACGGGCTGCACCTCATCAAAGGTTTCAGCAAGGGTACTTTTCAGGTCAGGCTTGGGGGAGTCATCGAAATCCGCAATGTTGTTCAGGCGTCGTACCTTTGCTTTTACTACTACCGTGGCAGCAAACAGCGCGGCCATTGTGAACCCTATCATCAACAAGGCTGAGACACCGCTTGGCTTGTTAGGGCCGTTCAATTCACCTCGAAGGGCCAAGACAATGAATTGAACGATGGCAGGAATCATCAAGGTGGCGACTGCCAATAACCGATGGAGGGAGGTAGGCCACTTCGGGCGTTCCACCCAGGCAATAGCCGACTTGACCTGTTCCTCAATGCCCAGGGAAATCCCATAGGCCATCAATAGGAAGAGAGAAGGCACCACGCCTGCGAGAAGGCACTGAGGTTGAAGAGGCGGGATGAAGCCTAAATGCATCCGATACGCTGTGTAAATCACGCACCCGTAACCCAGAAGAAATGGAACAAAGGCCAGGAGTACCAGGCGTTCCTTGTGTGCTACCAGCGTACCGAGCGAACCTGGCAGTGGCGGCTTGCCTTCCGAACCAGATGATCCCATGTCGTGACCTAACCCTTCCTCACTCGCGTATCACGGCTGCCTCCTACAATATCGTATTGTTCGCCTCGATAGTTGCCCCGATTTTGCGCCTTGCCCTCATCAGGGCCATCCTCAGACAGTCGGGCGATTTGCCCAGCATCAGCGCCGTATCCGCCGACGTGTCTCCCAATACCTTCGCCTCCAGGGCCGTGGCCTCTAATTCCGTGAGGTTCGCCCGATCAATGATCTCCCGCAGTTCATCCGCCAGTTCCCTCCTCTCCACGGCCTCTACGGGATCGGAAAGGTCCCCTTCCAGCCCTTCCTGATAGACCCATTCGTTGCGGCGGCGGGTCTGCTGCTGACGCCTCATCGAAAGGCAGGTATGGACCAGGATTTTGGTCATCCACACGCTAAATCCGCCTATCCCCGCACGATCCTCATAATCGCCGCGATCTACCTTGGAGAGGGCCACATAGGCGGCCTCCTGGACCGCATCCTCGGCATCCTGCTGGCAGGGCAGATACGCCCTCGCGGTTCTGGTCAGACTCGGCCTAATCTTGGCGATCCGCGCCTCTGCTTCACTAACTGTAATCATCCTTTTCCTCCTGTGTTGCGATAGTAGCGACACCACTAATCAAGTCTTCGCACCTCGGCTATCGCCACCCTGCTTGTTGTACACATCAATTTTTGCGGCCTCTTTCAAGCCCTTTACGGGTGATCGCCTCCTCGACATTTATAGGTGAAGTAGTCAGAAAACAATTCGTTGAAAAAGGATTCCGCATGGCTGCCAACACCCAAAAACCAAATACCGCGCCCGATGCGGCACCTCAAAAGCGAGGACCTGGCAGACCGCGCAAGAACCATTACGCCACGGCCAGGGAACTGATCGCGGCTGTTGTCACGCCTGACGAGTTTGAAGCAATGATCCGCGTGATGGTCGATGCCGCCAAATCTGGCGATTATAAAGCCTTCCTGGCGATCATGGACCGCTTCTACGGCAAGCCCGTGGAACAGATCAAGCAGACCACGGAAACGAGGGTCAAGGTCGAGTTCACCGAGCCGCCTGTCATCGAGGCCGATACCGAGGACCCCGACAGCCCTGATGAGGATTGATCGTGGAGATCACCATTCAGGTCCCTGGCCCTCACGCGGGGCAGAGGGCCATCATCCGATCAAGTCGGGGCCGCCGTAGGAAATACAACGTGGTCAAGTGCGGGAGGCGCTGGGGCAAATCGTACCTGGGCATCAACCGCATCTGCCAGGCCGCCCTGTCGGGCCTCCCCTGTGCCTGGTTCGCCCCCAACTACTCCAAACTCAGGCCGATGATGGACCGATTGGAGTCCATTCTCAAGCCCGTGACCGAGCGGTTCTCCCGCCAGGAAAAGACCATCTACCTTTCCACGGGCGGCTCGATCACGTTCTGGACCTGTGACGGTCCTGATCCCGCCCTGGGCCAGTTCTACGGCTGTGTCGTGATTGATGAGGCCGCCCTCATCGACAACCTCGAACACATCTGGGAGGTCTGCATCGAGCCGACCCTCCTGGACCTCGACGGTGAGGCGTGGATACTGTCCACGCCCCGTGGATACAACTACTTCCGAACCCTCTACCAGCGGGAAGCGGATCAGGTCGAGGGCTGGGCCGCCTACAGCGCCCCGACCACCTCCAATCCCACGATCCGAGGCATCCGAGAATGGGTCGAGCGGAAGCGGAAGGTGACCCACGAGCGGAAGTTCCGCCAGGAGTATCTGGCAGAGTTCATCTCGGATGGCGGCCAGGTCTTTCGGTATCTCAACGAGGCCGCGACAGCCCCGATCCAGTACGCCCCGAACCTCTCCCACTGCTACACGCTGGGCCTCGACTGGGGCCGATCCAACGACTACACCGTGGCCGTGGTGTATGACCTCACGGCCCGATCCGTGGCCTACGTGGACCGCTTCACGGGTCTGGAATTCGCCACGCAGCAGACCCGAATCAAGGCCCTCTACGACCGATTCCGACCGTTCTGTGTCCTGGCGGAATCCAACTCCTTCGGTGCCGCCAACATCGAGGCTCTCCAGCGGGAGGGTATGCCCCTGGTTCCGTTCGCGACCACCGACAAGTCCAAACTCCTCATCATCGACAACCTCATACTCGCTTTTGAGAACAAGTCCCTCCGAATCCTGGGAGAGACCGAGCGTGGTGAGGATGGGGCCGAGGTCGGCAAGGTCGTGAAGGAGGAACTGATGGCCTTTACCTCCAGGACCAGCACCACAGGCCGAACCACCTACGGGGCACCGCCAGGACAGCATGACGACACGGTAATAGCCCTCGCACTGGCTTACCACGCGGCCCAGAACTCGGCCCCTCTTTCACACGATTCGGTTTAGTTGCAACTATTGCAACACTCAGGAGATCACACGTGTCCCTCTTCGGCACCATCAGAAATCTATTCAGACGCCCGACCTCGGCGGTCGCGGCACCCGCGCCAGGCGATTGGGCCTCTCACCTGGGCAAGAGTCCCGATAACAACCTGGCCCTCATGGCGCGGCAGTACGGGGCGTATGCGGGATCGTTCGCGGCGGCTCTCAAGCCCGATGAGGACATTGACCCTTGGGGCTTGGACTCGATGGCGGTCAACCTCATCGCCCCCGTGGTGGATACCATCGTGAACCTCACGATCAGCCAGGGCGTGAGCCTGACAGCCTCCGACGATCCGCGCCAGGCATTCCTGGATCAGGTGTGGAAGGCCAACAAGATCGACTCGATCCTCTACGCCTCGGCCCTCAACGGGGAGATCGCGGGAGACACCTACCTCTACATCGACCGAAACGATGATCCCAGGTTCGCCACCATACGAGTCCTCGATCCGCGCGATGTCTCGGTCAAGGTGGACAGGGCCACCCTCAAGCCGCTGGTCTACTACGTGGCGGGAGAGTCGGAGGAGAAGGAGAAGGTCATCAAGACCCGTCAGGTGATCGCCGCCCACGAGGGCCAATGGCTGATCGCCGATCAGGTCTCCTATGACGACGGCAAGAACTACTCCACGGTCTCCCAGACCCTCTGGCCCTTCGCCTGGGCACCGATCCAGCATTGCCAGGGCAACCCCAATCCGTCTGACTTCCATGGCCAGGGCATACGCCTCGACGCCCTGAAACTCAATGACGACGCCAACTTCGTGCTGTCGAACGTGAAGAGGACCCTGCGCCTTCACACGCACCCGACCCACGTGATCAGTGGCGTGGTGACCCCGAAAAAGCCCGATGGCACGGAAGATCGAAGGTTCCGCCTCCGACTCCAGCCAGGGAAGTTCCTCAGCCTCGGCGGCTCGGTCGGCGGCGGCCCCGCGCCCTCGGTCTCGACACTGACCTCACAACTCCACGTGACCGAGGCCATGGCGTTCGCTGACAAGATCAGCGCCAAGATTCATGACCTCTACGGGCTGCCCGATGCTGCCCAGATGGAGAACCTCGGTCAGGTCACGGGCACGGCCCTCAAGGTCCGCTACAGCCGCGCCGTGGCACGGGTCCAGGCCAAACAACAGTTGCTCGGTGACCTCCTCGAAAGGGTTTCTGCCTGTGTCCTGGAGTTGGGCGGATACGGACCTGATCAGGAGGTTGTCGCCACCTGGCCCGATCCCACGCCCCAGAACGACCTGGAGAAGGTCCAAACGGCCTCGGCCCTGGTCGGATCGGGGATCATGTCCAAGCGCACGGCGGCGGCGGAATTCGGCCTCGATTGGGACGATGAACAGACCTATTTGGCCGAAGAGAGGGCGGCGGCTCAGAACATCGGGGCTGACCTCCTGGCCGCGTTCGATCAGGGCCGCCAGGAGGCGTAAATGGCCTCTATCTATGACCTGACCCTCCAGCATCGAGAAAGACTCCTCAGAGGGGAGAAAAAGGCCGCCTCTGGCCTGATCGATCTCTACAAGACCTCGTATCGAGACACCCAATCCCGCCTCCAGGACCTCCAGGATCGGATCAGGGCCGCCAGGGCGGCGGGTGAGGAGATCAGCACGTTCTGGCTGATCCGAGAGCAGCGATACCGTGCCCTTCTGGACCAGATAGACAGTTCCCTGGCCGACTTTACGGCCCGTGCGGGGATCGACATTAATAAGCAAGTGGGCGATGCCGCAGGCATTGCGACCGAGGACGCCTCCGAGGCCCTGGCGCTGGTCGATCCCTCGTTTTCGAGGCTCAACCGCACGGCGGCAGAGATTCAGGTCTCCTCGGTCACCGCACCCCGATCACCGATTGATTTGCTCTTGCGCCGTGCCTCTGTCGCTGGCGCGGCGGCGGCCAGAGAGGCCCTGACGACAAATCTGGTGGCGGGTGTGGGCGTGAGACAGACAGCCACGGCCCTGAGAGACGCCCTGGGAGTTCCCCTCACCAAGGCGCTCACGATCTCCCGAACCGAGACCCTGAGAGCCTACCGAACTGCCGCGATCCAGCGGTATCGGGACTCCTCGCTCATCACGGGATACCGCTGGCTGTCTGCCAAATCGGGGCGTAGTTGCCCCGCCTGTCTGGCCCTCGACGGGCGGATTTTTGGCCTCCATGAGGCATTTCCCGCCCACGTCAACTGCCGATGCGTGGCGACTCCCTTTTTCGAGGGAATGCCCGAGCCTCTCACCACGGGCCGCGAATGGCTGTCCCGACAGCCCAAACAGGTCCAGGAGGACATCCTGGGCACCGAAGGCGCGGACCTGTATCGGCGCGGTCTACTCAGCCTTGACGACTTTGTAGAGACCCATAACGATCCGATTTGGGGCGTGTCCGTGAGGGCCGCCTCGACCAAGCAAGCCAAGATCAGCGCCGCAGGGCGCTAAGGAGATCAACCATGTCCCAGGTGGACGACGCAACCTCCCAGGTGGAGAACCAGCCCGTTGAGGGCAACCCTCAGCCGACCTCTCAGGCGGCCCCGACCATGACACTCGATGAGGCCCTGGCGGCACTCTCCGAGACGCGCAAAGAGGCGGCCAGGAACCGCACCCGACTGCGGGAATTCGAGAAGGCCGAGGAAGACCGCCGACAGGCGGCACTCTCTGAAACCGAACTGCTCACGGAGAGGGCGACACAGGCCGAGACCAGGCTCAAGGAATACGAGGCCCGAGTGTTAAAGGCCGAGATCAAGTTGGCCGCAGCGGCGGCGGGATTCGCCAAGCCCGAGATGGCCCATAAGTTCCTCGATGCCGAGGCCATCGAACTCGATGAGCAGGGCAATCCGACCAACCTTGCCGACCTTCTCGCGACTCTCAAGGAGTCCGAAGGCTGGCTGTTTGACGCGGCCCGATCAGCGGCTCCCACACCTCCCGAGGTCCCTACCCTGAACCGCCCTGGCGGCGGTGCGGCGGCTTTGCCCGAGGCGGGAGTGATAACCAGGGCGCAGATGCGAGACCCTGAATTCTTCGCCAAGCACAAGGACGCGATCAAGGCGGCCATTCGAGAAGGCCGCGTAATCGACTGATTCGAGACATAGATGATCCAAAAGAGATCATCGCCATCTAAGGCATTGGAGATCACACATGGCTGGTAATATCACAGGCACCGTAGCGGCCAACATCGGCGCTACCATGACCTACGCGGCAAAGGAAATGCTGCCCATTCTGGAGGCCAACCTTGGCCTCGCGCGTTTCGTTCGGCGCTACACGGACGAAGTCCCTGGCGTGAAGTATTCGGCGGTTACCGTTCCTGCGGCGGGTCGTTTGAGTGCGGTCGATAAGGCGGCGGGAACCGCCGTGACCTTCCAGAACGACGAAGGCACCGAGGCCACGGTTACCCTCAACAAACACAAGGTCGTTCCGATCCGTATTGAGGACTTCGCCAGGGCGATCAGCAACCCCGACATCATGGCGGGATACGTTCAGTCGGCCTATGAGGCGATTGCCCGACAGTTCGAGGCCGACGTGATCGCGGCGGGTGTCGCGGGTTTCACCAACACCGTGGGCACTTACGGCACTGACCTTGACCAGGCCGATCTTGCTGCCTGCGCCAAGACCCTGTTTGACAACTATGCACCTCTGGCGAACCGCATTGCGGTCATCTCCAGCAAGGATGACAAGGCCCTCCGCGCCGACACCACGCTGGCGTCCTACTTCGCGTTCTCCGATCCTAATGCGGTTCGTGAGGGGCGCGTGGCTCGGATCGAGGGTTTTGATATCCTGCCGTCTCAGTTGGTGCCCGTGACCGCTGGTACGCCGAACCAGACCAACAACCTGGCCCTCCACCGAGACGCCATCTGGATCGCCTCCCGTGCCATGGCTGAGGTCCAGGACAATGGCGTGGTGGTCGAGACGGTGACCGACCCCGCGACCAACCTCAGTTTCCGCCTCATGGTCTCCTACGACCACAGCCACCTGGCGCACATCCTCACCGTGGATGCCCTCTACGGCGTGAGTGCCGTGCGTCCCGAGTTGGGCGTGTTGCTCAAGTCCTAAACTCCTCTTCGTTTCCTCTTCCTGGGCCTGGCCTGTCTTCGGGCCAGGCCCTTCCTCTTTCACGGGAGACCACCCATGGCAATACCTGACGCCTACGAATCCGATGTCTCACAGGTTCGGGACATGATCTCGGACGCCGCCAACGACATCTCGGACGATCTGATCTACGTGGCCCTCACCTCCACCGAATACTCCTTTGCGTCCGAGGATGAGGAGGGCGAGGAGACCACGGCAACCGCCACGGATTACTTTGCCGCCGCCTCGGTTGCCCTTCGCCTGCTGGCGGCTCGGTACAAGACGCAGTTCGACTTCCGATCCAACGACCAGGATTTTAAGGCCAGTCAGAAGTTCAAGGCGTGTCTCGACCTGGCAACCGCATTTGAACGGATGAGCCTCCAATCGGGCGGCTACTTCGCCCGAGCCGCCTCCCTTGGGACGATGGGCGTGGAGAGGACCGATACATGGCTCTGATCACCGACCTCGATCTGGCCTTCTGCCAGGACCTCCTAACCCTTTCCTTCGATGTGGATGCCGTGATCGAGCGTGAGAGGGAGGCGGAATCCCACGCCTCGGGCCGCGCCGTGAGGCCCGTGAGGCAGCAGATACCCGTTAGATGCACGATCTCCGACAACTCCACGGAATCCGAGACGCTGGAGGGCGGGAAACTGGTCTCCCGCGCCTACGCCACGATTTTGCTGCCTGTCGGCACCCAGGTCAGCCCCGCCGACAAAATCACGTCAGGATCGGCAAAATATGAGGTTCTGGCGGTAGACACGGGAAGGTCCCGAGGTCTCTGCATCGAGGTCGCGGCCAGGCGGCTCGACCTATGAGGATCGCCGTGGTTACCCCGAGCAGGGGAATGGTCTGGGCACCTACCGTGGATTCCGTGGAGGCCGAGATTGCCGCCGCCAGGGTCGAGGGTCACGACATCAGATGGCATGTCGTGTCGGGGCTGCCGATCCCCGACAGTCATGAGACCTGTGTGGAAAGGGCCTTGGAAGATCAGCCCGAGGCGATCTGGTTCGTGGAGGAGGACATGATCATCCCGCCTGGCGCTCTGGCCGCCCTCCTGGAAGTCCTGGAAACCCATGACGTGGCCCATCTGGACTATCCCGTGGGGGATCAATCCATGGCCTACAACTGCTGCTGGCACAAGGATAAGTCCACGGTCGAGCCTGCGTCCGAGCCTCTCACGGGGCCTCTTCTCTGGTCGGGCTTCGGGTGCCTACTGATCCGCCGCGAAGTCTTCGACGTGATGCCACGCCCCTGGTTCCGATCAGACCGCACCTATCAGATCGTTCAGGTCGGCACACAGATCAGCATGATCGAGACAGACACACCCGCCGTGCATGGCGGCTTTGACATTGATTTCGGCATCCGAGCCAACGCCCTCGGCCTGACCATCGGGTGTGTCGATCCCGCCCTGATGACCGCCTCGCAATGCCGCCTGGAGAATTGGGCCGAGGTCCGAGCGATCAACAACGGGACACATAGATGGTTCATCCTGTCGCGGATCGACAGGTGGCACTGACCACATTACGTCTGACCCTTCGGCAGACATTAGATATGAGACCACGCCCATGTCCGTAGATTCCACTCCCGTTCCCTTCTTCCGCCGCCTCGAACTCTGGATCGCCATTCTGGCGATCCTTATTCCCGCCCTGATCGGCTGGATTTACCGTGTCCAGGCCGCGACTGACAGCCACACGGCGGCCATCACCAGGATCGAGAGGCGAGTGGACGAGCATGAGCAGGTGAACAGGCAGTCCAGTGACCGCCTGGCGCGGATCGAGACCAAGATCGACATTCTGCTCGAAAAGAAAGCGAAATAGGAGACTCACATGGACGAACTACTCAAGAAACTGATGAAGGGCGCTAAGTCCCTTTTCCCCGCGATCCTGGCGCGGTACTTCGACCGATTCCGCGTGGCCGAGTTCTCCACGGCGGTCGGGGCGACCATCGCCGCCAGTGCCTACATCCTCTCCACCTCGGGCGTCCCCGCCGAAAAGGCGGTCTACGTCACTGCGGGTGCGGGATTCGTAAGTGCCTACCTCTTCATCCGAAACCCCAAGATGGCCGAGTGGGTCGCCGATCAGGTCGAGGTAAAGGGGCAGGACGATGAAGATAGGGCCTAAGACCGCCTGGGCGGCCATCCTCGGTTTCGGCCTCGCCTATGAGGTCTACACGCTGGCGAACCGCCGCGACAACGACACCCTCTCTCACATGGTCTGGCAGGGCACCGATGCAACCCCGATGGTGCCGCTGATGATCGGCGTGATCATCGGCCATTGGTTCTGGCCGCGCAAGCAGGAGATCACTAAATGAGTATTGCGATAGCACCACCCGTGGATGCCCTCGCCGACCTGTCGGACGTGGCAGCAGACACGCTGGCTGACAACCGTATCCTCACGTGGGAGGGCACCACACTCCAGGGGGCGTCAAGGATGTCCTGGGACAACTCGGCACGGATTCTCACCTTACAGGGGCCGTCGTATCCCCTGCGTCTGCGCTACAACAAGGGCCAGGCGGGATGGGCCATCGACGCACCAGGGACCGACGCATACGGCAACGCCGACATGGCCGCCATTGCGCTCACAGGAACGCTGAACGTGTCGGGCGGCATCACGTCGGGCAACTTTGTCCGCATTGACTCCAGCGGCAGCGGCCTCATCGATAACGCCACCTGGTCCTACAGCGTTATCGGCCCCGCCTTCGTCGCGAAGGGCACTGCGCTTAACAACGTGTTCGGGGGCATGGTGAACGACGGACGGTTCTGGATAAAGGATGGCCTCCAGGTCCGCAATACCCTGACCACCAAACCGACTCTGGAAGTCCAGACGGCCTCGGGGCAGACCGAACCGAGCCTTATCGTCAAAGACTCTGCGGGGGTCGCCATCGCGGCGATCAGTTCCTCGGGCCTCCAGATGTACAACACGTCGGGGACTGCCACCACCCTGATCGGTCGCGCCTCCACCCTGTCTGGGGGCCTCACGGTCAGCGGCAACACGATCTTCAACAACGAGGTTCGCGTGAACGGCCCCTTCGTGACGAAGGGCACTGTGAGTTTTGACAACGCCCTGAACTCCTACGACACGACGCTGCGGCTACGCCCGATCTCGGCAGGAACTCCCACCTCGGGCCAAACCGCCGCCTGCGACGTGACCAGCAGCGTGGCCTCCCTTCCTCAGTTCAGAGTGCAGGGCGCGTCAGGTCAGAGTGTCAGCACCTTCGAGGTTACGGCGAATACTGCGACCACGAAGCATCTGTCGGTCCTGGCAGACGGTAAGACCGTTGCCCACGTCGGCCTCGGGGTAGGCAACAGCGCCAGCGCCACTACGCTCGGTTCCGTAACGAAGAAGATGGAAGTCTTCGATGCCAGTGGCAACAGCCTCGGCTTTGTCCCTATCTACGACTCCATCACGTAAGGTTCCCTCACGAGAGATCACACTAAATGAAGAAGATCACCTACACGAACATCCCCGACGAAGGGATGGAGCATATTCTCAACGGATTCTGCCAAACGTTCGGCTATCAGGAGGTCGTGGCCGATCCCCAGAACCCTGGCCTGACGATCCCCAATCCCCAGAGCCGCGAGGCGTTCACCCTCGAAAGGATCATGGACTACATCCTCCAGGTATCCGCCGCGAATGCGGTTCGGGTAGCAGTCGCCAACACCCAGACGCAGTATCAGGCTCTTGCCGTGCAGACGGTAGAGGCTCTCCGCGCCCCTGTCGTGGCGGCCATCGAAGACGAGGAATAAGTCGTGCGCGACCTGACCATCCCTATCATCCTCCGCGCCTCCTCCACGGGCTTGGCCCTCACGGGGCAACTCTACGACGCCGTTGGGGACCAGGCGGGTGATGACATCACCACGGGCTTTGAGGAGATCGGCGGCGGCATCTACGAATGGCGCGGTCAGGTCTCTGATGACTTCTCGGGATCGTTCCGTGTCCTCTCGGGCGCGACCGTGGTTGCCTCGGCGGGGATCGAAGCCCCTGTAGACCTCGATGCCCTCACGCTGATCGCAAATGACGCTGCCTACTACGCCCAGGATGCTGCTACCAGGGCGCAGAGTGCGAACAGCGCCGCCCAAAGCGCGGCCTCCTTTGCCTCCCAATCGCTCGCGCTGTGGGATTCCAGACTGCCTGCCTCACGGGCGGAGAAGATCGACCTGATTGAAGGAATCCACGACAATGCCAACACCCTCGTCAGCCTCGTGAACGGACTTCCCTCGGTTGCCGACATCGCCAGCGCCGTGTGGGGTTTCGTGACCCGTACCCTGACTTCGGGCGGCGGCAGCACGAGTGTGCGCCTCGTCGAGGGACCGTATGTGATCACGACCAGCCTTACCACGGATGACCGCACTATCGAACGCACGGCAGGGGACAGCGCCCCTGTACGCCTGTACCTGCGCGACGGGGCCAACGGCCCTGTAGACATCAGCGGGGCGGAACTTAGCGTGTCCCTGATCTCGACCCTCACGGGGGAGGCTCAGGACTCTCCTGATATCGAGGCCGCTGATGCCGAAGTCGGGGCCGTGGTGGTAGACCTCGACACGCCCGACCGTGGCACCTATCGCATGACCGTGAGAGCGAACTTCGGCGACACTTCTACCACGTTCGGCCCGATCAAGGTCATTGTGAGGCCGTGAGAATGAGCCGCGTGGTACTCCGCAACAACATCCCCAGGGTCTCCTCAATGGCCCACCAGTATCTTGGGGAGGCCGTGGAAAGGACTGCCGCCACGGTACTGTCGCGATCCCAGGAGAGGGCACCCAAGGACACGGGCGAGGGTGCCGCCTCGGGCTTTTACGAGATGGTGACCGATCTGGAGGCCGTGGTCGGATTCTCCGCAGAACACATGCTCTACCAGGAGTTGGGGACCAGTCGCATGGCGGCCCAGCCGTTTCTGGTGCCCAGCCTGGAGGAACAGGCCCAGCCCTTCCAGGAGGCGATCATCGAGGCGATAGATCGGGCCGCGAAGGAGGCCACACGATGAACGAGATCGCGGCGGTCTCCCGCCTGATAACCGAAACCCTCTCCTCTTCCGAGGACCTTAATGACCTCGTGAGTGGCGTGTATCTGCGCCGTGCGCCCCAGGGCGCGGCCTGGCCCTACGTGGTCTTTACGCCAGCCTCCTCCGTGGACATTAATACGGTAGGAAGCGCGGCCCCGAGGCTCATGTCCAGCCTGGTCTACAACGTTCAGGTCATGGGCGTGGCCGAGACCGCCGATCAGGTCGATCAGTTGGAGAGGGCGGCGGCCCTCGTGGATTCCCTCCTCACGGGTGCCCAGGGCCTCATCGAGGCCGATACCGAACTCTCACGTCCCGCCATCCGAATCGACGGCCTGTTCCGAGAATCCAGTTTCGACTACGAGGAGACCGCGCCCAGCAGCGGCGCGGCGATCCAGCACATCGGCGGCCTGTACCGCACCTATGCAACGGTAGTGGATTAATCGCTACCATTGCGAATCAAGGAGATCACACCCTATGCCAGGGCGAAATTTGACATATCAACAGGTCCAGATTGGTGCCGAAACGACTCCTGCCACGGGTGTCGCGGCCCCGATCAAATTGGCCTCCACCCAGGTCCTTCCCCGACCGTCTGCGCCTTCGGAATCCGTGAAGGCCACGGGCCAGCGCGGCACCACCGACGTGATCGTGGGCAAGACCAGCACCGACATCGACATCAGCGGCTTTGCCAACGCCTCGGACCTCTTCTACTGGATCAGCAGCGCCATCGGCGAACCCACGATCAGCAGCGCCACGGCGACCTGGAAACTCAATCAGTACGCCGAAGATGTTGTGTCCTTCACGATGGAGTATGGCCGCGATGACGTGATCTCCAAGTTCGTGGGTGCCCGTGTGGGATCGCTCTCCCTCAGCCTCAGCCCGACCACCGCTCCGACCTTTAGCGGCACCCTGGTTGCCCGTGGCGTGAGCGACACTGGCTCGATGACGGAGGATGCCGTTCAGGTCCCTCAGATTCACTTCGGGCCTCGGAACGTGAGCGTCTGGATCGCCAATAGCGCGGCTGATCTCACCAACACGACCTACAAACTCTCCGATGAGGAACTCCTGGCCTTCGACTTCAGCATTGACGGCCTGGTTGATCCGACCTACGGAATTTCCGATACCGAGTCCTGGGCGTTCCTCTCCGATACGAGTCCGAACATCGGGGCGACCATGAGCCTGGTGCGACTCGCCAAGGCGGTCTCCTTCCACGCGGACATGCTGGCGCATACCAAGCGGTACTGCCGAATCTACATGGTCCAGGGCACCAACACCCTGGACATCCGATTCGCCTTCAAGTTCAAGGACCCAGGCGGGTCGGACAACTCGGGCCAGTATTGCGCCGACTTCGGGCTGGAGGCCGTATATGATTCCACCCTCGCCACGGTCTGTCAGATCGCCATGACCGCCTCCTGGATCAACGGATCGGATGCCGCCACTCTGGTTCCTGGCGAACTCAACGCGGGTGTCCAGGGTGTGGGCGAGGCCTACCAGTACGACACAGACGGCGAAGTGATCGTGCCCGAAGAGTAACGACTTACGCCACGAGGAGGGCGGCTGATCAGACCGCCCTCCCGCCAAGAAAAGAGATCAATCCCATGCCAAAGATTTCCGCTATCTGCCCGACCAGGGAGATCAAGGTCCCGTTCGACAACGGCTCCGAACTCACCGTGGTACTCGACAAGTCCGCGATCACGCCCCGCTTCTTCCGCAGCCTGGCGGCCCGATCCGTGGACGCCGAAGCCACCTATGACGAGGTCGTGGCCCTCCTATCGGCCTGTCTCAAATCCTGGGACCTGGAGGATGAGAAGGGCAAGGTGATCCCCTGTAACGAGGAAGGGATCAGTCAGGTCCCTTACGAAGTCCTCAACGCCGTGGTGGTTGCCATCAAGGAGGCCCAGGGCGCGGACCCTTTGAATTAGCGCGGCTCGAATCCTGGTTACGGGACAACGGCGGATCGCCGCCCGAGGACTACGTGATTTGCGCCGTGGCGCGATACGCCAACCTGACCGAGGACGAAGTCCTCGACAAGGACTATGAGTGGATACTTCGCCGTTGGAACTGGTATCTGCTCGACCTCCGATACCTCCACAAGCCGCTATAGCACGGCACCCCACGCGCGGCCTGAGCGGTCTTGATCCGACTCCAGGCCGCCTGTTTTTTGGCCCAACGAGGCCCGTTTCTGGGAGACCACGCGTTGCCTACCATTGCCCAACTCACAACCACTGTTTCGCTCGATGATCGCCAGTTTCGGCAGGGCATGGCGGCGGTCAATAAGGGATTTGATAGTGTCGGCAAGAAGGCCGAGGCCGCCGTGGAGGGCGTGGAAGATACCAACAAGGCCCTCAAGGACCTCGGCAAGACCGCCAAACAGCAATTGGCTGTGTCCCTGGCGGGACTGGCCCAGAGTCTTTACGCCAACCTGACCAAGCCGCTTCTCGACGCTACCAAAGCCGCTGTCGGCTGGGCCACGGACATTCAGGAATCGGTCAGCAAGGTCGATACCCTGTTCGGCAAGTCGGGCAGGGAGATCAACGCCTGGTCCAAGACCACGGCCACGGCCCTGGGCCTCACGCGGCGGGAGGCTCTGGCGGCGGCGGGTGACTTTGGTAACCTCTTCCGATCCATGGGCTTCGGACAGGCCGCCTCGGCGGGTCTCTCCAAGGACCTGATCAAGTTGGCCGCCGACCTGGCCTCCTTCAACAACACCTCGGTCCAGGATGCCATCGACGCCCTCCGATCAGGTCTGGTCGGCGAATCCGAGCCGCTGCGCCGTTTCGGCGTGAACCTCAACGAGGCCGCCCTCAAGGCCGAGGCCCTCCGCATGGGCCTGATCAAAACGGAGAAAGAGGGCCTCTCTCCCGCTACGAAGGCCGCCGCCACATATGCGGTGGTCTTGCGCCAGACCGCCATTGCCCAGGGCGACATGGAACGCACGGGCGGCAGCCTGAGCAATCAGACCAAGAAACTCCAGGCGGAATTCGAGGACTTTAAGACCGAACTGGCGACTCAACTCCTGCCCGTGGTCAAACAGGCGGTCGAGGTCGCCCGTGGGCTGCTTCTGGCGTTCCGTGATCTCCCCAAGCCCGTGCAAAACCTGAGTGTTGGCCTGGTCGGGATCGCGGGTGTGGTCGGCCCTCTGGTCATCGGGATCAACTCCCTGGTCACGGCGCTCGGTGCCGCCAAGACGGCCTCCCTTGCCTTCGTGGCGGGGAATCCCCTTCTCGCCACGCTGACCGCCATCGCGGCGGCGGCGGGTGCCGCCTACATCGCCCTCAAACAGTGGGAATCCCGATCCAACGCGGTGATCAAGGCGGCGGAAAAGCCTATCGGTTCTGCCGACTTCATCGCCAAGGCTCAGGACATTGATAAGGACATCGCGGCCCGAAACAAGGAGATCGAGCGATACCGCTCCCTGGGCAAGTCGTCACCCTTCTCGATAGACACCGAGTATTACCTCACGAAGACCGTTAATCTACAGCGTGAGCGAAACAGGCTGATCGCCCTTCGGGACAACACCCTCCGCACCGCCGAGAAGTACCGCAAGGATGAGATCAGCAAGCGGGAGGCTCAGGCGAAGAAGGAGGCCCAGGAGGCGATCAACGCCCAGAAGAAACTCCAGGCCGACCTGATCGGACAGGCGAAGGGGATTCAGGGCGATTACAGCAGCCTCCTTGGCGGCGGCTCGACTTCCGCGAAGAAGACGAAGGGCAATGGCAGCAGGACTCCCAAACAGGCCAACCTGAACACCCTCACGCCCTGGGACATTCTGATCGGCCAGATGACCGCCCCGTTCGCGGGTGTCCGCAAGGACATCATCGGCCAGAAACAGGCGGCGGAAAGGGAGATCGCGGGTCTTCGTCAGGAACTCGCCAGAACCCTGAGCGGCGAATCCTCGGCCTCGGCTTACCAGCAGAAGTATCCCCTCCTGGGTACCACCTTTGCGGGGCGTATGTCCGCTTCTGCCGCCGCCCTGAGAGGCCAGATCGAGGCCGCGAAGGAAGAGGCCGCCTCTGGCGGCTGGGCGGGTCGAGCCTGGGAGAAGGTGAAGAACACGGTCAACTCCGACGCCTGGCGGGACATGGTTCGTGAGTCGGAGCGGGTCCAGGGCGTGTTGTCCGACCTCCAGGTGGAATACAAGCGACTCACCGCCACCACGGACTTGGATCGGGAAAGCCTCGACCTTTACCGCAAGACCTGGGACGAACTGACCGAGGCCCAGCGCCGCAACGTGGAGGTTATCGCCCAACAAAAACGACAGAACGAAATGGCGGGTGTCCAGCCGTTCCGCGACCTCGTTGGGACCAGGGCCAAAGCCAATACGAACCTGAGTCCGTCCAGGTATTTCGACGCCCTGGTGGCGTCTGCGAAGGAGGCTGGCAGGGGGATCGAGGACGCCCTGGCCCAGGCGTTCATCAATGGCCGAACCCTAAAGGACGCCGTGCGGGGATTCTGGCAGACCTTCGCCACCCTCGGCGCTAAGAGTCTCCTCTCGATGGCCTGGGACGAATACCTGGCCCCGCAGATCAAGGGCCTGTTCGGAGACCTCGGAGACGGCCTTTCGGCCTCTCTCCAGGGCATCGTCGGGGCGGCGGGTCAGGTCCTTTCCATGGGCTACGGGCTGCTCTCAGCCCTCGGGGCCATGGGAGGTCGCCGCAAGCGCGGCGGCCTGTTCGGCGGTCTCCTCGGCCTCGGCCTGGCTGCCTTCACGGGCGGTGCCAGCCTCCTCACAGGGTTCTCCGTGGGGTCCTCCATTGGCTCGGCCCTCGGGTCGGGCAACTTCGGGGAGTTCGTGATGGCAGGTCTGTCGGGCGCGGCGGCCCTCGGTGCCATCCACATGGGATCGGCCACGATCAGCGGCGGCAACTCCAACGTCCGCACAGGCGGCGGCACCGAGACAGGCGGCAGGTCGGCCCTGGTGTCCGTGAACGGTCCTGTGACCATCAACTCGGGCACGGACCTCGACGCCTTCGGACGGGCCATCGGAAGGTCCGTGGAGAAGGCCCTCGACTTCTAAACAGGGGCCAAATTTGGCCCCTGAGCCTCATTTCTCAGGAAGATCACCCCATGCCAGCATCGAATCCCGTTTTTGGTTCTTACACCCTTCCAGGCGCGATCCAGGACATACAGCGGCCTGTGGTGGCGCGGCTTCGCGCCGCTGATTCCGTAGGGTTCGACGGGGCGTATGCCCAATCGGCCCTCCTCGGCCCGAAGAAGATAGTGGTCTCAGGGATCGTGAGTTGCGCCTCGGAATCCGCACGGGAAACGGCCCTCAACGCCCTTCGCAACGGCCTCCAGATCGGCACCACGGGCAGCCTGGTGATCGAGTCAGGAAGGGCCTACGCGGCCCAGGTCGAGGCCATCACCGAGATTATCACGCCGCAGAGTTTCCGCCTCGGATATGAGGTCACGTTCTACGTGCCCGATGGCCTCGCCAAGACCACGTCCGAGTCGAGTTTCGGCCTGGCGACCAGCGGCGATGACACCACGGTTCTGGGTGCGGGGATCGGCGGGGATCACCAGACTCCCGCCAGGATCGAACTCACCGTCTCCAGCCTCGGTTCGGATGGCACGGTCACGGTCACCAACACGACCCGTGGAGAGTCCGTGGAGATCAAGCCTGCCGCCACAGGGCTGGTGGTGATCAACAGCGAAGCAGAAGACATCACCCGAAGCGGCTCCTCGGTAATTGGGGAGTGGCAGTCGGGCGACTGGATTTACCTCACGCCGCACGTGGACAACGTGTTCGAGATCAGCACCACGGGCGACCTCACGCTCTCCCTCGCCACGCTCAAGTGGCATCCTCGTTTTAAGTAATACCAATCGCAAGTATCGCAAGACAGTAGAGATCACACCATGCCCGAAGTGCCCCTGACCGTGAAGTACCGCAACGTCATCGAGACCCCCGTGGGATCGGTGCCGAGTGCCGCCTCGTTCTCCCTGACCACCAGCGCGGTTCAGGACAACACGCTCGGAGATACCTCGACCTACGTGGCGGGTTCTCACGCGGACTACTCCACGCGATCCGTGCTGGATATTCTCTACGACCTGGGTTCCGTTCAAGATGTGCGACGGGCGAAGGCCACGGCGCGGCTCGTGTGTCTGCCCGAGGATGACGACGGGGGAATCAACTTCACCGATCTCATTGTTTATTCGTCCAACGACGGAACGACCTGGACCCTCCAGGAAGACACCTTCCTGGAAGAGGGGACCAACGACTGGGGCAACGCCGACTTCAACACCCTCGGTGCCACCTTCCCCGTGTCGGCGCGGTACTGGCTGCTCAGGACCTACGTGGGGAGTGCCGAGATCGCGGCCAGTTTCTCTCCCCAGGTGTCAGATTTCCGCCTCTACGCGGACTACGAGGCCACCGACGAATACACCTATGCCGAGGCCCCAGAACCGACGCCCGAGCCAGCAGCGCCCGATTCCGTTGCCGAATGGCAGGTGATCGTCAGGGACGCCAACGGCGCTCGACGCCGCCTCCCGCACCGTCAGATAACTGCCGCCTCCTGGGGCCAGACCGACCAGGGCGGAATGGATCAGTTCAGTCTGACCGTGACCGCCGAACTCGGTTCTCTCACGGTCCAGCAGGACGATCAGGTGGATGTCTGGGTCGAAGGTCTGCGCCGCTATCGCGGGTTCGTGAGTGAGATTGCCCAGGCCAAGGGATCGCCCGATCAGGTCGTGGTCAGCGGATACGGCCTCTGGCAGCGGATCGGCGCTATCGTGTGCGACAAGTCTTACTATGAGCCTGCTGGCGCGGACATCTCCGTGGTGGTCGGGCGGATCATAAGGGACTTTGTTCTCCGAAATCCCGAGTTCTCGGGTCTGACCACGGACCTCCAGGAGGTTGGCTTTACGGTCTACGCCGTGGACGCCACGCTCAAGCCCCTGGGGGATGTGCTGTCCGACCTCATGCGGCAGATCGACAACCGAGCGGTCTGGGGCTGTGACGTGGATGATCAGGGCAGAGACCGCCTGTTCCTGCGGCCTCTCGGGTCTACCAGTGACCCTGATCTCGTCGGGGCGGTTCCTTCCCGCCGCGTGACCGCCGCCGATGGCGCGGCCCGAACCGCCGACTCGATTACCCGACTCACGATCCAGGGCGGGACGCCACGCTTCCCCAACCTCTTGGAGAATGCCTCCTTTGAAAAACTGAGGTTCGCCGCCTCCGAAGAGTCGGGCGACTCCATCCTGGAAGACCCTGGGTTCGAGAATCGCTCGGGCTGGACCCTCCACGACGGTGCCTCCTACAAGGCTGGCGGCCTGTCCGAAGGCAACACCAACAGCGGCCAGGATATGGTCGAGACCGACAACTCGGGCGAGGCGTTCAGCCAGACCGAGGATAACGTGGCCGCCATCGAGGAGGCCGCCGACAAGGGACGCTATCTGGCCTTCGGCGCTCACGTGAGGCGGGAGGAGGGGATCACCGCCTCCACGGGCTGGATTCGACTTTACTGGCGCGACAGCGGCGGTTCGGAGAGCCTTGGATACACCCAGATCGACGTGGCACCTTCGTCGGTCCAGTGGGAAAAGTACGTGGACACGATCCAGGTCCCCTCGGCGGCGGCTGGGTATCGCATTCGCGGCGAGTGCGTCTCGGGCAAACTGCTCTGGGACGACATCCTCCTCTACGACGCCTCCCTCCTGCGTCAGCAGAATTGGGAACTGAGGTCGGATGATTCGGGGGATGGTCAGGTCCTCTCCGTGGATTGGGCCTACGACGCCGACACCTATGACGGCGGCTACTGTGTGCGGGTGAAGGTCGAGGCCGACGACAGCGAAGAGGATGAGGTTCAACTCATCCCGCTATCCAGGGTGCCGATCCTGACCCGTGGCAACTACCGAATCGGCTGCCGCCTCAAGTTGCCGCCTGGCGTGACCACCCACGGCAAGTTGCTGCTCACCCTCAAGGCGTATAACCCCGACAACACGGACGCCAGCGATGGCGAGGTCTATGAGATCGACGCCGACACGCTGAGTGATTCCGCCTGGACCCACGTGTATTTCGACCATGCCTTTGCCTACGATGCGGCCTACCTGGATCATGTCCAGACCAGCCCGTTCGGCAGCACCTACACGGTTTACAAGTCCACACGCCCCGCCTCGGCCCAGATCGCCCTGGCCTTCCGAGGGGATGCCGATGTCCTGATCGACGCCTTTGAGGTCCGTGATGCCGCCGCCGAGGTCGAACCCTACTTGCGGGACGGCCCCTACACGGTGACCTTCACGACCCAGGACGATGTGTTCTCCTCCGAGGACTTCTATGAGGCCGAGAACAGCCTCCCGCCGCGCTGGGCGCTGGAGTCCGTGGAAGGGATCACGGCGTATGCCGATGCCCTCCAGTTCGCCAGGGAGTATTTCAGGACCCGAGCGAAGGTCCAGCAGCGTCCGACCGTTACCCTGGTCGGGATGGTGGAGATGGTCCCCGCTCCAGGGCAGACCGTGAGACTCCTGGGCAAGAACGGCCCGACCCTGTCAGGGGGAGATGTCCAGCCGATCAGGCGGGTCCTGGAGTCCATCGAGGCGGCGGGAATCCTCACCACCAACCTCCAGATGGAAAGGGAACAGCCGACCGTGGAGGCGATCATTAGAGACCTCCAGAGGCGAAACCGCCGCAACTCTACGGTTGCCAGCGGTGGTTCTACGTCGGCTTCGGGCGGGTCTGGTGGTGGACGTGAGGGCGCGGTGGTGACCACCGTGCCAGGTTCCTACTCGGGTGTCACCGAACTCAACGGCCTCACGGGCGACGTGGATGTGGCCTCCTGGGATTCCTCCATCACGGTCGGCACCTCGGGCCAGGAGGTCAGGGTTAAGGTCGCCGATGGCGGGATCACCAGCGCCAAGATCGGCGCGGCGGCGGTCGGGATCAGTAAGATCGACGCCTCGGGAACGCCTTCCAGCAGCACCTTCCTGCGCGGCGATGGGGCCTGGGCCTCACCGCCCTCGGGAGGCGGCAGTAATGAAGGCCATTACGTGTACCTCAATGGCAGCCTGGAGATCAGCGGCCACGAGCAGTACATCCTCCAGACCACCAGCGGCGATATCTCGTTTGCCCCGAGCAGCGGCAACGCCGTGGTGTATTCCGTGAAGAACCTGAGTGGCGGAAACATCACCATCGAGAGCGGGGCGACCACTACCATGGTCGGCGGAAACGTGACTCTGGCGGCCAACGGCTACGCACGATTCGTGTGTGTGCCCGACACCACACCAGGCGACTATCTGGCCTATCGCCTGGTGTAATCGCTCAGTTTGCCGCACGGCATGGGCGGCATTTGGGGAGGAGGTTACCTCCTCCCTATTTCTCTCCCCCAGATTTCGAAGATTCCCCTCGTTTTCGCCCCGATTGGGCCTGTTTCTCGGCCCTGATAGGAGATCACCCGAATGCTAATAGTTATCGACCCAGGCCACGGCTGGTCCAATTCCGTGGATGGCAAATACGACCCTGGCGCGGTCTCAGGCAGCGAGTCGGAGGCCAAGATCGTGATGGCCTGGGCGGCAACCCTCAAGTTCCTCCTGGTCCAGAAGGGCCTCACGGTCAAACTGACCCGAACCTCGGATACCGACCACGCCAAACTCTCCAGGCGGATCAGTGCCGCGAACGCGGCGGGTGCCGACCTCTACATCAGCCTTCACTGTAACGCTGCGTCGGCCTCGGCCCGAGGCACGGAGACCCTTTACCGCGATGGTGCCGACAAGGCGCTGGCGAAGGTGATCCAGGCCGCCGCGATCAAGGCGTTCAGGTCGTTCGACCAGGAGTGGAAGGATCGGGGAGTCAAGCCCGAGTCCGAGTCGGCCCGTGGGAAACTGGCCGTGTTCGGGATGAACTGCCCCGCCGCCCTCCTGGAGATCGGTTTCATCTCCAATTCCCAGGATCGCGTCCTGATGCTCCGTAAGGACGTGAGAGTGGCGGTCTGTCAGGCCATTGCCGATGCCGTGGCCGAGATGATCCAGTAATGCACAGGCGGTTGGGAGATGGCCTCTGGACGATCTTGTTTTCGATCCTGACCGTCCTGATCTACTGCATGCTGACCTTGATCGGCGTCGGCCTTATGTATTGGGCGACGGGCTGAATAAGAAAATGAAGCCTTGGTAGTGAGCCAGGGCTTTTGTTTCGATCCCCACTTTACGGCTCCGCGTTGTAAAGCCTGGCCGCCTGTCAACCGATTATTTACCAGGCAAAGAACTCTATTTCTGTTCTGGAGATCGAATAGATGGATGTTTTTGGATATTTCTTTCTTTGGATTTTCTGCGGGGCGCTCGGGGCATTTCTGGCAGGTTGCAAGCAGAACAGCCCCGCTGGTGGCTTCCTCCTCGGCTTCCTCTTAGGCCCTATAGGGGTAATTGTCTGCGTCTGCATCCCTTCAAACAAAAGGGCGCTTGAAGAGAACGCACTCAGAAAAGCCGCCAAAGATGGCGAGGTGAAGAAGTGTCCATTTTGTGCTGAATATGTGAAATCCGAAGCGCAAATCTGCCGTTATTGCAATCGGTCACTTGTGGCTCAGTCTGCCAAGCCTGAGCCACCACGGGTTTCCGCGAAAATGATGCAACCCGCCGTTACCACAGTGCCCACGCCACGCCAGCAAGTCAATCAAAGCGATGAACTACTGCCACTGCCTTGAACGCACCCTTCGTCTGCGCAGATAGTAAAGAAAGATTCGCCTCTCTCGATTTTTCTTGTCCAGCACCCAATCATATTGTTTAGATTGCGGTGGTGAAAGGGAGGAGACATGAAGATTAAGTTTGGTGTGGCCGCGCTGGCTGCTGCGGCGCTACTGGCAGGATGTGGCGGTGGTGGGGGTAATGACGGAGGCAACAACTTCGGTAATGTGGTCGGGACTTGGAGGCAGGTGTCCCTGGGTGTCCCAGGGACCAGCGTGACGTGTCCGAACCGCCTGATAGTCAACGGCGTGGAGGTCGATTCCTGCGGCCCTAACGAGATCGTGGTGATTCGGAGCAACGGCACAATGGAATACAACGAGCCTGCTACCGTGGACTTCTACGCTCGGCGTGATCGAGGAACCTGGTCCTTCACCAACGGTGTGTTGACCGTCACGGCAACGGAGACCGCCATCGACAGTAACGAGGACGGCCAGTTCACAGGTAGCGAGATTCAGGTGGTCGATCCGCCTGTGGCATTGGCAACCAACGTGTCCTTCTCGGGAGATCGAATGACTTTCTCCTATAACAACGATGGTGCGCGAATCGACGTTTGGCAACGGCAATAAACGAAAGTAAACGTAAAGTACAAAGGCCCCGATCTGGTTGGAGATCGGGGCCTTTCTATTGACTTTGTCCACCTACGGCGCTGGCAGCATATCATCCAGTTTGGGGCCTTTAGCAGTGAAGAAGGCTGTGACGATATAGCATGCTGTGCCAATCCTGGCAGGCTGACACAGGAGACAAGTTCATGGAAAACGACGCGTATATTGGGCCTGGCAAACTGAGGAGTCGATACGGGGACCTGAGCCTCATCGAGAACAAGGTTGATCTGTTCCACGATCAGATTTTTGGCTGGCATCTGAACATCGCCTTGCAGATTACCAATGCAGATGGAACGACCCCAGACCAATGGGTTGCCCATGCCAATTATGCGGCCCTCCAGATCGTCATGGCCTATCCCGAGACGATTGCGAAGTATTGGCACGGCTTCACGGGACGGCAATCGGATGAATATTTCTATCGCGGTATGTGCCTGATATATCCGCAGATCGACCGAGCCGATCCCAGGCAGCAGAAGGCACTGGAAACCCTGTATTTCTGGTCGCGATGTGCCATGTATCATGGCACGTTGAGCCGCGTTGAAATCCCTGGCGACGTGAATGCTCCTGATCTACAGATTGATCCTGACAGGGAGATAATGGCGATCAACGTCCATCAGTTCATCCCTACACTGATCAACCACTTTCGAGGGTATTGCCAGATGCTCAAAGACCCAGCCAACGTTGAGAGGCGAACGGCCTTCCTGACCCGCTTCGATCACGACCACATCATTTGAGGAATTGACGTAGGAGGAAACGTAATGGAAAAAATCATCAAAGAACTGTCGGAATCGTCGTCGCGTGGGGCGGATCGAATTAAAGAACTCAAGGCATTCCGCAACATGGAAGTCACTATGAATGATGAACTTACTCGTTTCGAGAAGTTGATCAATGATGACCAGGATATTATTTCGCGACGCGCCTACGTCCGTGCTGTTTATGCTTACGTTGAAGGCATGATATGGCTTTATAAGCAGAACTTCCTGCACTTTGATAGGGTTTTGTTCAGTCTGTCTGCGGCAGAGCATAACGCGCTCAATGACATCGAGTTTGCAGTTAAGGAAAATGGCAAGATAAGCCAAAGGTCCGCCAAGATATCTCTCCTGACGAATCTAAGGTTCGTATTCGCAATATACAAAGAGTATATTGATAAGGGGCTGCATCTTGATACGGATGGTGACGACTTTGCTGCATTCAAGGACGGCATAAATATTCGAGATCAGATCACCCACCCGAAGGAATTTCGTCATCTCGACATCACTGTTGATGAAGTGGAAAAGGTAGAAAGAGGTCTGGTATGGTTCAAAAGGAATATTAAGGCCCTGACAGCCTGCCTGATCACTGCTACTAACGAGAGCAGCCGCAAGAAACGGGCGGTGCCTAAGTAAGTGACGATGGCCGATTTCTTCTGGCATTCGACGCATTCCCCGTGTCGGCCAAGAAATCGGCCTTCTCTGCCAAATTTCCCGCCCCGTTGGCAGCGCTACGGCTGCCGCCAGCCCCGCGTTTGCGCCCCGCCAGCCGCGCCCCCATTCAGTGGTCCTGATATGGCCTCGGCGTGTTCCACGCCTTCGGCCTGATCCTCCCTCGCTTTGCTCGGTCGGAGTCGGTAGGGAAGGAAGGAGGCTGTGATGGTGGTCTTGACCCCACGGGGCGACTTGCCAGAATTTGCCCTGTACGGGCTGTTTCGTAGCCCTGATGGGAAATCAGCCATACGGACATAAAAAGTGCCCGAATCGGCCAGAAAAAGGGCCTGATCGGGCACGAAATATCGGGGCTGTATCCACCAGGATCAAGGGATTCCGCTGTCGGCTGAATCTACGACATGGATCAGGACCAACCTCCTGGCGGTCATGGCAGCGCCGATGTGAGACGGAGCGTAGCGGAGGCGAACAGCCAGCGCCATGACCATCACCGCGAAGGCGTCAGCCGTAGCGGGACATCAGGCCCTTGCCCTCACGCGCGTATACGCGCGATGACCGTCAAGACCTTATAGAGTCTATACAGACCATCACTACGTGATGGTCAATGCGGTCTATATGATCTCCATTCCCTACGGTCATTACGATCATATAGACCGCATAGAGTTATCTTGGTACTGATGTCAGTTCTATGGTCAAGACCTCATAAGGGCCTTTATATAGGGGTCCAAAAATTAGAAAATATAGTCTTGACCGTCACGCGGATCGGTCGAATGACCATTGAACGACGGTAGATAGATCGTCTATATGACCGTCATCGCGCATGACACGCGCATCCGCGCGTATACACGCACACACGCGCGTACACGCACACGTAAGGGGCCTTGTAAATCGGGGCCTGTCGATGCTTTTCAGGTGCCCGAATCGGCCTGTTTTCTTCCCGATTCGGGCATTTTCTTGGTCCTCATGAGGAATGAGCCGAAAGGCAAAAGAAACAGGCCAGGAATCCATATTGGCCTGGCCCGTCACGAACCTAATTTCTGAGCCTCAGATAGTGGCTGATCTCCATGCCCGAGCCACGTGGCACGAACCAGTACACGTCATCGACATCCCTGGCAGGGCCGCGCCATGCCTCCCTGGATTGCACCGATTTGCCGTCGATCATGCAACCGATAGTTGCAACAGGACCATCTATGGTTACCAGGACATACCAGTGGTCGGGATCATCGTTAGATCGGATGATCAGGCGGCCATCGAGTCGATCCGTGGCACGGACCTGGATCGGCAACTCCCATCGGTCCACGTGATCGGCAGCCTTGAAAGTACCCTCGGTGAGGGCAGGGTCCTCGCCCAGCGCCTTCGCCAGGGCGATCTCGCCCAGGGCACCCAGGTAATCCACATCCTCGCCCGATTTCGAGCGGTCATAGCGGTAATCATGGAGGCCCTTAGATCGGCTCTCCGAGCGTCGTGTCTGGGCCAATTCACGGGCCAGTTTCATGTCTTCATTTGTCAACGTAATTTGCATGTGCGTTCCTCCTGTCCGTCCCATAGAAAACGGGAGGCATTGCTGCCTCCCTGAATGGCTACTGTAAGGAACGAACAATTATCTTCTACAAACTCCGAAGAGGACGCACCTGCTTGCTATGAGAGTGATTTCTTCAGGGCCGTGCCTAATGTGCCGACATAAGCGAGAAATCGGTCTTAGAAGGCCGAAAAAGGGCCTCGGGCGGCTGAAAAAATCTTTCAGGACTCCATGATTTCGATGCCCAGCGCCGCCTTGACCAGTTTCTTCTTGAGGCGGTAGGTGTCCGTGCGGTAACCCTTCACGTCCTCGATCACGACCTCTCCGTTGTGCCTGTATCGAAAGTCCGCGACGTAGGTACAGACGAGTATTCCGTTGATCCTGATGGGGAGTCGGACCTGGCACTCCAGGTCGGTAACCTCTGGGTCCTGGCGAAGGGACAGGTATCTGGCCGCCTCCTTCTTAGAGGCGAACTTCTTCCCCTCGGCCTCGGTGATCTGGTTGCCGTATTTGGACTGTTTTTGCCCAGATATGGGCTGTTTCTCAGGCAT